CTGTTTGCGAATGTCATAATCATATTCCTAATCTCGTGGTTACGAAACTTGGGTAGATACAAATCACAGTAGTTCTGTGCTACCTGCACATCAGACTGTGTGAATAGTCTGAGTATCTGGGTGATATGGTTCTTCTCTTCAGGTGTTATATCACCACGCTTCCACTGGTCTACATCCTCCTGTAGTTTAACTTCCCATATACCCCAGTGAATCTTCTCGTGTTCTTCAGCAATATCCATAGCCCATTGATAGTTGAATGGTTTGTAGGTTAGTGCCGCTTCCATTACCCCTGACAACTCAGACATTCTGTATCCTCCTTAAATGATTCTAGTTTAATTCTCTCTACCTTCTTACCTATCTGTTCAGCAGTAGCACCGCTGTTAGTACGTAGATAATACAGTCCTTTTAATTTCTTCGCCCACGCTGCGAGATGTACTTTGTTCACGGAAGCCTTCTCGCTACCCGCAGGGAAGAAAAGATTTACGCTTTGTCCTTGACATATCATTGGTTGTCTAGTTGCAGCGTGTTCCACTACCCATAACTGGTCCAGTTCAAATGCAGTTTTAAATACATCCTTCTCCCAGTCAGATAGATAATCTAAATGTTGGACTGAACCTTCGTGATGTATTATATCAGACCATTGCTCTTCCAACCAATCTTTTTCAAAACCTAATCTTAATCTGTGTTCGTTAAGTACACGTGCTAGATGTCTGTTCTTAACTAGATGAGACCCAATACGTGTCCTATGAGTATAAGCATTAGACTTAATGGGCTCAATAGAAGCAGAAGTACCGCAGATAATACTACTATTAGCATTAGGGGCAATAGCAAGTAGATGGCTATTCCTTCTCCCACTTCCTTTACCATCTGGGTATTCTCCACGTACCTTAGCCAATCTCTTAGTCGCTTCAACTGCTTGCTCCTTAATTAAGTTAAACATCTTGATGTTCTGTCCTGTAGCTTGTGCACTCTCCCAAGGAATATTCTTCGATTGTAGGTACGAATGGAAACCCATAGCACCCAGCCCTAGGCTACGTTCCTGATATGCGGAATGTGATGCCCTAGCGAGCTCGTGAGGTGCGTTATCTATGAACGCTGTTAGCACATTATCTAACATCTCAATTAAATCTGATACAAGTTCTGTCCCTTTCCATTGGTCAAACTGTTCCAGATTGAGGGAGGATAGGCAACATACTGCCGTCCTATTCGCATCTGTGGGAAGATGTATCTCATTACAGAGATTGCTTCCCTTAATTCTGAGTCCTTTGTCTTTAAGTTCTGTTGGTAATTGTCTGTTTGCTTCATCTATAAAATTTAAGTAAGGTTCACCAGTTCTAAATCTAACTTCTAAGAGTCTTTGCCATAACTCTCTTGCACGTACTGTATCACGGACTTCACCATTGCTAGGGTCAGTAAGACACCAATCACTATCATTGACAACACAATCCATAAAGGCATCAGTAATATTGACAGCGTTATTAATATTAAAACACTTCCTATTACTATCACCTCCAGTAGGTACTCGAAGATTCGTGAACTCAATAATGTCTGGATGTGAGATGTCAGTATATGCAGCATAGCTTCCCTTCCTTGTTCTCCCTTGTTTGTATGCAGTCATAGCACTATCTGCAACTTTAATAAAAGGTATTGGTCCAGGAGCTTTATCACTCACAGGTCTAACGTCACCCCAGTGACCACCAACACCACCACCTTTAACACTTAACCAAGCTAACTCAGATTGATGTTGTATGAGACCGTTAAGGTCGTCAGGAACATAACTAAGAAAGCAAGAAATAGGTAGTCCTTTAACTTCTTCTCCTGGCATTGGAGCGTTAGACAATATAGGACTACTGAACATAAACCACCCAAGACTAACAGCATCATATAACCTCTGTGCTAATTCTAAATCATTGTTACTATAGGCAACACAAGCTCTAGCATATGCTTCTTGTGGTGACTTCTCTTTACCTCTAAGATAGTAGTTAGTGACAAGCTCACGTGCCTGCTCAGACATCTTCTTGTCTCTCTTTCTATCTATAATAATACCTAAGTAATTACTTCTCACGTGCCTTCACCTCTATCTCTACCATCTCTTCACCATTGTCATCATAGTAAGAGAAGTATGTTAAGTCTCCTCTGTTGTGCATTAAGATTGCATCAGTCATTCCTTCTCTGTATGCTCTCTTGTCTATAAAGTATATTACTACTGCACCTATTATAACCCATATCAAACTAACTAAATATATTTCATTCATAAAATTCCTCAAACCTGTGCTTCTTATCTAGTAACTTCTTCTCGAAGGCATCAAGCAACTCCTCTGGTTCAATCTCTAGTTCATCACAGATTAAACATACATCATAGTTCTGTGCGATTCGTTGCTTAAGTTCTTCAAGTGTAATCATTAGAAGTTTCCTTTCTCTGTATCTACGTAGTAGTTAGTTATCTTACCTCTATCTACTGCCTCTAGGTGTCCATCATAACAGTGTTCTTTGTATCCACAGAATGAACAGGTCATAGATAGTCTTTCCCTACCAGACTTCTCGAAGGTTGTAGCTTTAGCTATCCTCATTGGAGGTGTGTCTAGTTCCATCTTAGCCTTGAGGTCAACGATGAATGTATCAATGTCTGTCTCAAGTTCTTGCTTACATAGTTTCATCTCTGATTTATTTTTATTGTAAGCAAGGAAGTAAGCAGAGTCTTTACCTTCTGCCTTACCATAAGCTGATAGTTGTTTGATGTAACCAAATGTATCTTCCTTGATTCCATCTTCAGCAAACTTATTGTCATATGACCAAGCACTTGCTGTCTTCACATCAACTAACTCACCATCTATATGACAATCTTGTGAACCATTGATACCTTCTAGTGTATGTTTTGCTTGTTTGTTAGTAACAGTATGTCCTGCTAACTCAACCAACCCTAGTATCACTGCTTCCATAATGTGTCCAGTAAGGAATGTAAGATAGACATTACCCTCAATCTCCTCAGCATCATAGCCTTTGCATTGATACCACTGTGCTCTCTCACATCTACCAATGCCTGACATACGAAGGTGTGTCTGCTTTTCTCTTGGTGTTAGTGCGTCTACTACTGCTTCACTAACTTCCTTACCTATAGTATCAGCAACCTTTTGTAGGTCACCTTCTACTTCCTGTGTCAACATTAAGTTGTACACATCTCTTACTACTGTATCAATAGTTTTCATTTATACTCCTTGATTAGTCTCTCCAAATACCACTTTGCTTTGTGTAAATCTTCAAGACCATTTTTCTTCTTGTAACGTGATATATATTTTACCACATTTCCTTCCAAGTAATTCATCTTTTGGTCCAAAATATATTCAATTGTTTCTATGTTCCCTTGTTTGTAGTGGTTAGGGTTGATATTATCTTTCATTTGCTCTCCTTAAATACTCTAGTGCTTTGTTTATACCTTCTAGGTTATCTTCAAATATACCTAATCCTTTGTTACAGCTTTTACACAATACCCCTCTAAATTTCATAGTATCGTGACAATGGTCGTAACATAGATTTTCTTTAGTTCCACAAATTTCACAACAATCTGAAGTTGACATTTTTTTATTATAGTCTTCGACAGAAACATTATATATTTTTTTTAATCTGTATTTTTTATTAGTCAAATAGTAAGATTCTGGTTTGTTTCTTCTTCTGTCTCTATCATATTTGTTTTTACAATTTTTACATTTGTTTATTCTATTGTGTTTATTTTTTTCTTTGTACGCAAACAACTCTAGGTCTTCTTTAGTATGTGCTTCAAGTCCACAAGTATTACATTTTCTTAGGAAGTTAGTGTGTTTCATTCCAATCTCTCCCTATTTTATATTCACCATCTATCGGACATCTTAGTTTGTAGTAGTCCGTTGTTGCTTTCATACTATCTACAATACATTGACCAATCTCTTCTGCATCTTCTGGTCTACACTCTACCTGTATCTCATCGTGTATCACACCAAGTTGTTTGAATGGTAACTTACATTTGTTATGAAAGATAATCCAAGCACGCTTAGCAATGATAGCACCAGCAGATTGTAGTAAGAAGTTGAGTGCTGAGTGGGCAGACCTAACTGGTATCTGTCTACCATCTAGTCCTTTGATGTATCCACGTCTACTAGCTCCTTCAACCCTTGTTCGTAGAGTTTTAAGTGCTGGCGTATTAGAGAGGAAGTCTGCCTTAAGTTTTCTGCCATCTGCTTTTGTTCCTCCGACAATACTTCCGACCTTCTCATCACCCGCCCCATACAAGAAAGCGTAAATGAATGTCTTCGCCTTATCTCTTGATTGAAGTCCTGCAGCCAGTTGATTTGCTGTGTGTATATCTCCGTGTAGTATTTCATTTGTATACTCCTCATCATTCATATAGTGTGCTAGACATCTCAACTCTAGACCAGCCAAGTCCGCACCAACTAGTACGTTGCCTGGATGTACAGTGAATAGACTTCTCATCTCACTACCAAACTCTTTGTTACTTGCAGTAACTTGCTGTAAGTTGGGGTTAGATGATGACATCCTGTTGGTAACTGTACCTATCGTGTGTACTCTAGCGTGGATAGAATTAGTTTCTCTGTTATACTCCTCCAACCAACTATCCACCTGACCCTTACGCTTCTGTAACATAAGGTATCTGTTAATAAGTTTAGCTTCTGGTATATCTACATCAGCTAATACTTTCTCATCTATCTTAGGTTGACCTGTCTCAGTAAACTCAGTAGGTTTCCATCCAGCATTTATAAGATGCCTTCCAATATGTTGTCTACTATTAAGATTAAAGCGAACACGTGTAAAGTAACCATACTCACCATCATCATTCGTATGACAACCCAAGTCAACCTCTCTTTGATATGCAGATGTCCTGCGTCCATCTTTCTTGAATCTATTTTTGACTGGTGTCTTTGGTATCCAAGTCTTGAGTGGTTTGAAAGTAGCGAGGACTTCGTCTTCGACCTTCTTAAGTTCTTCGTTAATATCATATAATACCTCCGTTGCTTTCTTACTATCAAAGTACCAACCATACTCTTCCTGCTCAACACAGATTCGTTTGATGTCGTACTCTAATTGTAGTGCATCC